AAACCTAAAATGGGGCAAGTCTTACCACATAGGCACGTTATTTCTTCTCCTTTAAAGGTGGCAAACCCCTCTTCTCTCGATAAGAATTAGTTCTTCTTTCAGATAAGTTTGGTCGTTTTACTTTCTTACCTAATATCTTTTTAACTCTATTTACTATCTGCTTAATAATAGGTTTTACAGCCTTCAAAAGCAGTGGTGTACTCAATGCAGCAGTTGTAGCGACCAATGTAATCGAGCCAGTTTTTATTACTTGAGGGACTGTAGGTATCGCATCAATTATCTGTTGTTGAACATTTAATTTTTTATATCTAGTTACACAACGATTTCCGACCAATTCATACTTGATAATTTGTTTAGTACCTTCTTCTACTTTTGTCCCAATCTCAGGCGCACCATCGGGAGGACAATCTTCTGGCTTTGCTTCTGGTACTTCTGGTGCTGGAGGGGTTTCTGGTTGTTCGTATCGTTGAGGTTCTTCATCTTTTATAGGCACTATTTGTAAAGGGTCATAATTCATTGGCTCATAACTTGGTGTTTGTGCAGGACACAGAATCATATTTCCATCTGGATCGTTATTAATTAAGGCATCATTCTCAATACTTTTTCTTGCCTTTACACAAGGCATTTCTATTACTGGGAATCCTATAAAGACATTGACTGGTACGTTCGGAGCATTAACAACAGGTGCTTGCAATAAATATGTTTTAACAGGTTTAACCCCTACAGCAGGGATTTCAACTTTAGGGATCAAAACTTAGGCAAACCAAAAGCTTTCTTTTCTTCATTTTTTTGCTGTGCAGGACTTAACGCTCCAGTAGGTAAAGCAGGGCCAGACAATCCAGGCATCTTTATTGCACCCATTACCTTTTCCATTGCTTTATCTTGAAGCATCTTCTGATTATCTTCATTTGTTATCCATAAATAACCAAACACCCCGCCACCAGTAATCGCTGCTACAAGCACAAAAGAGATTACACTAATAATGTTTAGAATCTTCTGCATGGTACGAGAAGCTATTTTAAAAGCTGTAACTCATACAACTCTAGTCCTTTTTATAGGTTTAGTTACTTTGTTACCGTTACACATGGTATTAAAGATACAACTTAATTCGCTCCCTCAATACGAAATCCAAAGCTAAAACGATTACAAGTACTCCCAACGTAATACCAGAAATAAGGTTTCTTGCCAGTAATATCAAACTCTCTATAGCTTTAATTATTACTATGTCGCCATAATACGCCTTAATTGATTATTTTATCTAAACTGAGATTTAATTCCTTTTGCTTTTCTGTCAATAATTGAACAGCCATTTTTGCTTGCATTAATTCGTTTTCAATAATATTTAATTCTTTGATTAATTGCTGATGATCTTTTTCAATTATTTTACTCATAAAATTAAGTACCTTTTTCACTGATTAGTTTATTTTTCCACGCAGTTTTTACTGTACTTGTCCAAATCACAGTACAAATATCTTTTATTTCTTGAGGGATTGCTGTCGTTCCATCTGGTTCTTTGTCTAATGGGTTATCAACTAAATTATCTGAAGAATCTAAAGTACCAGGATTCAAACTATACCTTTCAAAACTTCTCGTCAATTCTTTCCCATCTTCTTTTATAACAGAAGCTTTTCTAATTTGTAATATTGAATATTCCCCTATTATCTCTTTTTTATCATAGAGAATTGTTTTTGTAATAGCCATTTTTAGGAAGGTTCGATTGAACTTAACAGGTTTAAATGCGCTTAGTTTAAAGACATAGCACGGTCTTATTATTACGCGGCTGTTTGATAAACTCCTGAACAAATAACCATCTTTCCACTCATTTCAGTAGCAGTAGCTTTTGTATTATCGTTTTTCATAAATCGCAAATAAGCATTGCTTCCATGTATTTGACCAACGATAGTAAGACTAGAATTATGATTGATTGCACAACTATAAAATTGTGAACTTATTGGTGCAAATGGAAAACCTGATAGTTGTTGTTCTGATGAATTAGTAATTGAGCTAAAAGTTCCATATATTTGATACATAACCATACGCCCTATCCTGGTATAAGTTGCATTTGTAGTACTAAAAGTTCCTTGAGAAGCCGATGGAGTGAATGAACCAGTTTCGTAGTCATTTAAGGCATTAGCCGCCGCTGTATCCCCGTTAAAGCTTATGCCTCCTCCCGCTTGTATTCTTGCGCGTTCGGTCAACGTGTTTGAATTATCGACAAAGAAAACTAAATCAGAAGAGCCGCTAGCGGTTGAATAACTAACAATTGCACTATCAGAACTATTGGCAGTTGTGGCAGTAGCAAAGGATAAAGCAGTAAAATAATTATTGGCCGCATTATTGCTGTTATTTAATCTTAAAGCAGCTTGATTAGTTGCAGTAAAAGTTGTTGTTGTCTGTGACTTATTTACTTCTAAGTTCGTGCCTGGCGAAGCTTTAGTAATTCCAACATAACCATCACTATTAACAACAAACCTTTCAGTACCTCCTGTTGAAATATTTAACTCATCTGCACCACCTGAGAACAATCCTGTGTTTGTATCATCGCGGAAGCAGAGTCCTGGGTTTGTCGCGTCTCCATCTTCCATTGTCAACGTGCCATCTAGCTGGAACAGCTCAACCCAAGCATTGTTAGCGGAATTTCTAATTTTTAAACGATTATTATTTGTATCAGCCCATAACATATATGCGTAAGTAGTTGAAGGTGCTGACGTTCCAGACATTAACGTTCCTAATGCCATTAGTTGATTGTTTAAGTCTGCACGAAACGCGCTGCCTGACTGGTTTGCAATAACTAGATCTGCTTGACTCATTTAAGTAACCTCTTTTCCTGTGCCTGTGGCAGAATAATAAAATTGACGACTCACATTAGAACCGCCGCTATTCTTGAATAATACTTGAAAATCAGTCCTAGTCACGTTTGTTATTGTTACGTAGTCACCAGAGGCCATATCTAAAGCCGTGATATTGACCTGTGGCACTGCATAAAATGGATTAGGATACGTTGCTGTATAAGTGGTTGTACCAGAAGTTAAAGGTCCAGCACTTTCAGTATGCTTATGTAATAAGGCAGCTACTCCTAATTGATCAATTGCGATATTTTCTCTTTCGTCTCCTGAAATTGCAATAACTTTAAATTGTATATATCTTGCCCTAATCAAATTAGATTCAAATAAAATCCAACCACTATACGTTGGTGAACTTGCATCTTGACTATATCTAAAATATAAATTTGCATCGGGGTTTCCAATTACATCATCAATCGTTGCTACAGAATCTATTTCAGGTAAATCATCCCAAAAATTACCAGGATTAAAAGCAAGTGTTGTAAAAACTGATCTTAAATTAAGGTCATAAACCCCTTGCAAATCTAACGTACCGCCAAATTCATATTCACCCGTAGCTTTTACACCACCTAAAGCATCAATTGAAGTCCAATCATCAATATTGTCAGTAATAGAATCTATATCAACACCATTTGCAATTATTAAGGCATCACGCTCTTCGCTATAAAGCATATTTGTTAAATTACCGCTAAATTTTGGAGTTGTTAACGATTCGTCAAACGTTAAATCTACGTTAGCGGCTGGACTACTTGCGACCCTAACAACAACCCTATCTTCTGCTTCAGACTGATCTGAATGTGCAATTAAAGTAGCATTTGTTGATAAATTACCTATATCATCTTTAGCTCTTAATAGATAAGTTCCTTTTTTATAGGCAACAACTTTTTTTGTCTGATTACCAGAAATAGCAGGTACAAGAGTTGTAGCGTTTTCCCATTTAGCCCCGCTAGTCCTTGTTGTATGTCTAATTAAAATAGAACCGCCTAGTTTTACATCTAGATCAGGGTGTTCTGTCCATGCAAGTTCAACACTTTCAGAATTTAAAACATTTAAATACGCGCCAGTAATATCAGCAGGAGCAGAAGTTTTTCCATATCCATTGAAAGTTAATTTACCTGGAGAACTTGAAGCACTTCCAACACCATTAATAGCAAAAACTCTGATTTCATAACTATCAGCCGTTGTGTCTAAAATTTCAAAATCACATCTTGATATAACATCACTAGAACTAAAATTATCGCCGCTTTTTCTCCACTGAACACGATAAGAACTTGCCCTAGAAACTGATTGCCAACTAACAATTATTTTTACTTTTGCCTTACCATTTTCTTCATAGAATTGTTCTGTTGCAGATAAAGCACCTGGAGAGTCAGGAAGCGTATTTAAAACAGTTGTGTTCCTTGTTGGTAAAGTCGAGCCATCTTCAACATAATCATATTTACCAGAGTTATATGGTAATGCAGTAATTGAATAATTAACGCCATCCTCTTCTTTTATACTTAAGACCCTCCACTGTGTCGTTTTTACTGTGTCGTTTTGAAGAATCCAAACTGAATTACTATTTGGAGCAGAACTAAAAGCAGCACTTACATAAATTTCAGCACCAGAAATATTACTAACCGTTCTAGTCTCAACTGATCCATCAGATAAAACAACTGAAAGCGTTGGACTATTAGATGTTGTTAAATCTGTTTGATCGCTATTGTCAACAGTGACCATAGTTGTGGTTGCTGTATTAATTAATCCACCGCGTCGAACTCCAGCCCTTACAGGATCACTAATCTCTATCACTGCGCCTGGTCTAATTAATACTCCTGCTGATAATCCAATTGAAAAAGTAACTATTTCTGATTCATGTTGTTCTGTATAAAGAAGCCAACGACCTAAACGTGCCGCCTGCCCTCTTGAAGTACAAAATAAACTTTTAATTTGCTTTACAACTGAGCCATATTTACTTTGAGCTGTTGTATCTATAACTTCTTCATAATCTATCTCTTGCGTTTCCATATCGAAATAACCAACATTAACGACGGTGTGACGAGTTTTTAATGATGAACCTCTATATGTAAAACCACCTTCTTCAACATTTGCCAAAGTAAATAAATAGCTTGGATCTTTTGGAGAATCTTGTGAGATAGTTAAACTTCCTGTGTTCCAAAAAGGCATGCAACGCATCACAGAACATAAATCTGCAATTAATCGATAACTCTCAACTTGTTGCTGAACAACTCCATTAACAGCAAACCTAGGTTCAGTTCCACCATTTCCATCATTAACACTTTCGCCGCAATATTGAGAGACAGCATAAAAGTCATATTTTGAAAGTTGACTAGCTGAAATATGAGAACCTGTCCCAAAACGTTCATTAATTAATAATTCATGCAGTATCCATGCGGGGTCTGTGGTCCAGGCATTTGAAGCTTTGAACGATCCGTCCCAATTCCCTGAATAACTAATTGCGCCAGTTGTTGAGTTAACGGTTCCATTGGAAGGAATTGGAACTTTAATTCCTCTGACGCGATAAGAACGAGCTGGAGTTTGTGGAAACTGTTCTGAATCAAACCGCAATGCAACATGGGCCGTATTTGCATAAGCTCTTCTATCAAATAATATTTCCGTATAAGATGCCCACATGAAAGCATCAATTAATTTTGAATCAGTACTATCTGCAACTGTTCTTTTAACTGTGACAGTAAGAGGATGAACAAGAGACCCTCCAACAAAGCTAATTAAATAATCTCTAAAATATCCACCTGAAGTTCTACCTGTTATTTTACTATTACTAATCGGAGTCGTAACAGTTCCATCATTTTGAGTGATTTGAATCGTGACCTTAGTTGTAGTACCTAATATTTCACCTTTGTCATTAATTTTTTGCAAGACAGGTACAGCAATAGTTACTCTTACAGCATCAATATCACTTGTTAAAGTTCTACTAACAGAAGTTGAATAAGTAACATCTGTATTAACTGTAAATTCAGTTTCAATATTATTAATACCAGGGATATAAGTCTGGCTTGATGTACCAAATTTAGGGGTAAATTCTACGTCATGAAAATTGTAATGTCGCTCTTGTAAATTATCAATATTTATTGCCAAATTAACTGATTCTTTTAAAATAGGAGTTTTATTTAAATAAACGTCTTTTAATGCCGCATTATTATATTGAGTTGTACCTTTTGTATAAGGAGCCGCACTTGGAAAACCTTCAATTTCGCCTTCACCTAATACTTCAACAAAGGTTGCAAATTGTTTAGAACCTAAAACATCTTTAGGTAAATTGGGATCTTTTAAAACTGTATTTTGAGTTAGTTTATCAATTGCCATTTATGCAGTACCTTTAACCTGTACGGTGTCTATACCTGCACTCACAATAATTGATCCTGTAATAATTTCTCCAAAAATTAAATTAACTGGCAGTCCAGCACGAGAAACATTTTGAACACCACTAAAAGAATAGTTGCTTTGCGGATCTAAATAAGACGTTGCGGTGTCATTACTGTTAAACGTCGGTATCTCTGGCGTAGGTGTCAACATTTGAGAAACACCACCTAAAGCCAAGCTCATGCCAATACTAGTTGAGATTCCACCCAAAGTGAGAGCAACTTTAGCGGTAGCCGACCCTATTAGATAAGTAGAACCCAATGCAGGCACAAGCATAGGAGCAGCAATTAAAGCAGCCCCAATCACAATCTTTCCAATACTTGATTTAAAAAAACCACCTGCTCCTACAGCTATTGGAACAATCCTTATTTCTTCTGTTTGACCAATTGGCAAACTTAGTTCTTCCTCTGAAACATTATATTTTCCTACATAAATTTTATAATGCTGGTCTAGCATATGTTTTTCAACTTCTGGCCAATTAGCAACTAAAAAACGACCTACTTCCGCAACGTTTGAAATATCAGCTAAAAACGTCCCTGTTTCCCAATTAAGAAACCTACGTAATGCACCATACACTTTAATTTTACGCAGCATGACGATACCTCCTAACAGTTGCATCAATCAAAAACTGATTGTACAAATCACGAGAACTTAAACGACCCGCCATGTGATGTAAAACCATTTGTTCACCTTGTTCACCAATATAAATAGCGACATGATCAGGATCAGGGCCGGTAAATTTCATTAACAACAAATCACCAGGTAGCATTTCTCTATTATCCTCTATTTCAACAAAATTACTGCGAGGTATTAATCTTTCAAATATGCCATTAGTTAATATTTCTTCTGGCTTGTTTGGTCTTTTCCAGTCCTGAACTTTTAAACCTTTTCCAGCAAAATAATCAATAACTAAAGTCCAACAATCACTGGAACCCCATGCCCATTGGCGACCAATTAGCGGCGCTTTGTATCCTGTTGGTTTAAATTCACTCCATTGTTCAGTATTTGGATTAACAATATAAAACGGTAAACCCAAGTGCTCACAACTAGATAAATCAACTTGGCTAGGTTGTGGTGATGTAAACGGGTGAGAATGAAACACTCCGACCAATTCTCCAGCGTCTTCCGCTTTCATCCAGTCATCGGGTGATAAACAAAAACCGTCACTTGGATTATCTGCAATATTTTCACAAGGCCAATATTTCTTTCTACCTTTAACAATACAAATAAGACCACAAACTTCTTTGGTGTTTGCTTCTTTTGCGTGGATTAATGCGGATTTTTTCCAGGTCATAATTAAATAAAAGTACCAACGCCAGGAAAATCGGTACGCGTAACTTGTCTTAAAGGAACACGAACATTAACGAGATCAAAAGCAGCGCAACATTCCCATTCAACAACATCCCTGTTTTCTATTGTTTTACGGTCTAAAAAATATATTTCTTCAGGAAAAGCCGCACTTGTGTCTGGTGTTCCGTAAGGATTAGAACCACCTGAAAAATTAGCTGCATCGATATATCTAGCAAGTGTTCTAATACGTGTAAGTTTTGCCCCGTTTAAATCATTGCCAGGACTGGTTTCATTAACAGTCAATATATAACTAGTTATTGTGCCAAGAATATTTGAAATTCTTATGGTTGGTCTTGGTAATGTACCTTCACCAGAATATTCAAACCCATTACATTCAATAGGAAAACGTTGATAAGAATTACCAGCCCAAACAACTTCGCCATTAGCGTTCATATTTGCGCCATTATGAAATCTATAGACTGTCGTTGCTCCATGTAACGTGTTATCTAACGCCAAAGTAAATAGTTCAATAACAGAACTAGGGTTAATTTTTTGCAGCTCACTGACAGGTATAGCCATTATGGTTCAAATACTTCTCTAAAGGTAGCAGTAATAGTATTTACATTTGCATAGTTGTGCGTCCTATTCCATTCGTTACAAACCCATTTATAAGAAGTTGAATCATCTAAGGGAGTCCAATCAAAAGATTCGCTTCCAGCTCTTGCCTCGAAAAAAGCCTCAATTTTATCAGCGTCACTACTATCTTTAGCAGTCCAAGAAAGTGACCATTGTTTAGGATCTTGATTTAAGCCAAAATTAACACGATGTTCATATCCATCTCCCATTTGCATCACGCGTGTTTTAAATACACTTTTCCGTTGAGCACCAAAATCAGGAGTTGTACCACCTGTGCTAGTCCCAAGAGTCGAGTCATCAAAAGTAGCCATAATTAAGCAGAATTAAGGATTCCTCCAGGTCTAGATTGTTTTAGCAATTCAGATTGAACAGCAGCACCAATTAATTTGCCTAATATTTTACCTTCCTGTTCGCTGCCTTCAACTTCTGTGCCTGATGCATCAACATTAACTACAATATTACCAACACTTGCACCAGAAGCTTCAACCCCTAAACGACCTCCTGGTCCTCTACGCAGGGGCATCACTGCTTCTTCACCTGCCTCTCCCATCAGGCCAATGCCATTTTTAAAGGGGAAAATTGTAGGTTGAGAAACAATGCCACCTTTTGCGAAAGGTACGATTCCGTTTTGAGCATAAACATTTCCCAAAGCGTTTGTAATCCTAGTTCTACCTCCACCCCAATTAGGTGTTGTTACTGCTCCTTCAATAGCTGTAGTACCACCACCACCAAACAAGCTACCAAGACCTCTAAACATACTTAACATCTGCGCCCTTATAAACATTCTTGTTAAATCAGCAATGATAGAACGAGCAAAATCAGCAAAATTCATTTTTCCTGTCATTACAAAATTAACCAACGCATCTTCCATCCCTTTGAAAGCATTTTCCATTGTCTCTTGTATTTGCTTTCCTACATCTTTAATACTTTCAAAATAAGAATTAGCACCTGCTTTCATGTTATCCCAAACAAAATTTGATTTTGCGCCCATTCCATCGGTTTTCTTAACAGTATTATCAATTTCATCATTTAATTCAGCCTGTTTAATTCTTAATTGATTTATTTTATTTATTTGTTCTGCAATTTCTAAGTCTTTATCAGATACGATCTGTGCATATCTTTCTGGAAAACGCTCTTGTAGACCTCCGTACTGTTCTGGAATCATGTCTCGTTGTTTCTGCATCCCCGCTAATAATCTTTGTTCAGCTTTAATTTGCTGCTCTATATATTCATCTCCTATCTTTAAGAATTTCCTTAAGGATATTGTTGCACCATCAATCGCTGTTGTGATGTTAGTAAATTCATCCTGAAACGCAGCTCCGACTGGTCCTAGTAATTGACCTACATTATCTTTAAGACTACTTAAGGCAGTTTGCAATCTATCTCCTGCTGCTTCTGGCCCTGCTGCCAAGATTGCAGCATTTTCTCCATATTGTGCAAATAATGTCTCAGAGAATTTCATAAAGTCGTCTAACGTCACCTTGCCTTGCTCTAACGCCTTATCTAACTCTGCGGGTGTTTTACCCATTGACTCAGCAAAGATAGTAAACGCACCAGGCAATCTTTCGCCAAGTTGTTGACGAAGCTCTTCAGCACTAACCTTCCCTTTACTGAATACCTGGGCAGTCGCTGTCATCGCTGCCTTCATGTCTTCTAGGCTTCCACCTGTACCTCTAATACC